CTTTTTTATCTTAAAAACAGATACTGAATAAGTTTTTTAACCAGTTCTGCAACGACCTACTTCAAAAAGAATTTGAGTGCCTTTTGAGCAACGCTCTGTAGGCGGGAGCGTTGCTAAGCACTAATTTTAAACTTTTTCATATATATAAGTTTAAAGATTTTAGGCTGAATATTTAATGTCCCCATAGCCTTTTTTGGACGGGGCAAAGATAATGAAAAATATGATAATAGCATGGTTTTCTTGCGGTGCAACATCCGCAGTCGCTTGTAAGATAGCATTGAGCTTGTACGATGATGTGCAAGTTTACTACATCGAAACTGGCTCTGGGCATCCTGATAACGCCCGATTCCTTGCAGACTGCGAGAAGTGGTACGGGCAGCCTATTCACACTATCCGAAGCGACAAATACACTTGTGTTGCTGATGTGTTGCGAAAGGGATATATCAACGGTGCTCATGGTGCAGCCTGTACACTCCAATTAAAGAAAGAAGTTCGGTATAAGCTGGAACGAGAACTTAAACACTGGGACGGGCAAGTATGGGGCTTTGATTATGACCCGAAAGAAATAAACCGTGCCATCCGGTTAAAACAACAATACCCGGACACCAAGCCATTGTTTCCGCTCATAGAACGGCAGATAACGAAACCTGATGCAATGGGTATGCTTTGGAAAGCAGGTATTAAACAGCCTATCATGTACTCAATGGGCTACAATAACAACAACTGTATCGGATGCGTGAAAGGCGGTATGGGCTACTGGAACAAGATACGAAAGGACTTCCCGGATGCATTCAACGAGGTAGCACAGATTGAACGTGATGTAGGTGCAACGTGCCTAAAGGATAAAGACGGGCGTATCTTCCTTGACGAACTGCCAACGTGGCGGGGCGATCCCGTGGAAGAGATTATACCAGGCTGTTCGCTTATCTGTCAGATAGGGTTTCAAGAGATAATCGACAGACAGGTAGAGCGAGTTTTGAAAGGAGAAATAAGTATTAACGATGTAGCCTAAAAAGGCTCAATACAGAACAAATATGAATAAAAAAGAAGTTATACGAACCGCCAAAGCCTTTAAGAAGATTCTGAAAAAAGGTATTCCTCAAACAGTATGGAAATCCAGCTATTGGGATATTCATGGAAAAAGATACACTGCCTATGAAATAGCTGCACGCTTTTTACAGATGAAAGGCTATAACGTGCGAATTGAGATAGGTGATAATACAGAGAATCCCTCTTATTGTTTCGGATACATACGGTTCTATAGGTATGTGGCAATCAGTTTTAACTAATAACAAGAATAAGAGCAATGGAATTTAAATCGCAAATATGTACTACCCGTGAGCAGTCAGAAAGATTACTCGCTTTAGGACTGAAACCGGAAACAGCAGATATGGTGTATCATTACACAAAGAGTAAAGTACCTGCATTGGAATGGGAGTTGCAAACTAAGCCGCCAACATCAAGAGGGAAGTTTTGGACGCCGGAAAGAATAGCAAAGTTAGCATCGCCTTTTCATAAGCATCCAGATGGAACACCTATGACCGGTGAAGAGATGTTTGATAGATTGTGGGGCAAGGATGTTTCAGCATGGAGTTTGTCTCGATTATTGGAGATACTTCCCTCACTAATTCCACAGCAAGACAACCATCCTGACTTAGACTTGGAAATCTCAGTTGATAATGTATTTTGGTTTATACGGTACATAGAACTGGGGTATGACTGCAAACATGAGGTTATGAAAGAAAACATTTTCGATGCAATCATAAACATGATTGATTGGCTGATTGCCAACGGACACTTTAATAAAGAATACTACAATTAATAAAATAATCATGAGCATTGCAGAAGATATTATAGACGGTTGGTGTTGCCAACTTTGTGGTGTGTACTTTGAAGAAGAACACGGTTACCCTGTTGTTTGCGAAAGCTGCTACAACGAACTATCAGAAGAAGAAAAGAAAGATTATCAATTAGCAACCCATAAAGAATTTTAATGTATTTATCATATGGATGCAAAAACATTCTTTACCCAGGTAGTTCTGATGCGCAAAGCACAGAAAGACTATTTCAAGTGTCGCACCCAACAAAACTTGCGGAAATGTAAGGCACTTGAAACGGAAATTGACGGAGAAATTGAACGTGTAAATAGTATTACCGGAGTTTCTTCCGTTTCCAAAGAACCCCGACAGACAAATTTATTCACTGATTAAATCATACAATATGAACTCAACTGTATTAAAAGAAATCATGGCATTCCTTTTCGGACGCAAATATTATGCCAACATTGTAGCAACAAAAGGAACAACAAAGCAAGAAATCTGTTCTTACATTTTTGCAACAAAAGAAGCCGCCAACCGGCATCGACTGGAAATCGAAACAACTCTGTCATTCCGATTTGTCGAAACAGTTTCTTTCCGTTCACGCCGGATATATTTCGATTCGTCTGTAAAAAGTTAAACCATAATAATCTGTGAATCATTCTATTTTCGTATTATGATTATCAAAAAACTAAAAACATGGTGGCAGTCACGTAACTACTATGTGATTGCCGATGGTAACGACAATTCAATCACGCTATCCAAACGCTTGTTTCTCCATATCAAAGGTAAGGCGAAAAAAGGCGATGCAGCCCAAGTGTTTGTTTTTAGAATTGCCGGACAAGATTCTTTCGGCTTCACCGTCAATCCAAATATCGGACAACCGACTCAACTATGCGATATTCAATATAATGACAAGTATAAGTGCATAGGCTTTGAAAGTCTGTGCCCGTCGGTCGGTCTTATGCTTTATGAGCATGGGTTACCCGGTGATAGTATAGTCAAACTGTCTGTGTCTATACATCATACAAGCAAAGGTCTCATCTATTATCAAATTGAAAAGCCCAATGGAAAGTATATTAGGAAATACAAGAAAGGCTGATATAGTATTCTATTCTTCGGGAAGAATAGACATTACATCTCATATAGCCAAGCAACTTCATCTCTCGCGAGGTGATGTCCTGGATATTATGAGTGAGAACGGAGAATTATATCTTTATGTCAGATACCGCTCACCAACCGGCGGTCGGCATGAAGCATGTGTGTTTCCATCCAATAGGCAAGGGAAACATTTCAGAGCCTCATCTAAAAGGCTGTGCTCCGCCATACTTGATGTGTCGGGCGTAACAGACAAGGCGAGATTATGCGTTGGAGAGCCTAAGGAAAGTCAATATCATGGCACATTGCTACCAATCATTACCAAACTCCTTTTGTAAGAAAGATATGATTAAAGAAATAAAATACAACGGGTATTCTGCCAACCCATCGGACTATGAGTGCGCCGATGGGGACTTGGCAACATCGATAGGTGTTATTCCTGAAAACGGTGCACTTAAACCCATATTGCCGCCATCCGAAGTATTACAGCTTGAAAGTGGTGTTTCGGTAATATATATCCACGAAACTACAGCCTACAAACATTACATAGTCCAGAATGACTACTACATTTATTGGATTGAGCGAAACGGTGATTCTCTTACATCAAGCAATAAGATTGGTTATTGTTATGACATTAAAAGTATTAATGCTGTTGGTAATACTCTACTCGTTTTTTCGGCAGATGCAATAAACTATTATCTATGGAAATCCAATAATTACACTTCATTAGGAGACCACATTCCCAATATTGAAATTTCATTTGGACTTCGAGGAAAACCACGTTTATATTCAATGAATGACGATAGTAAATCTACGTTCAAAATTACATTTGACGGAATTGGTGAGCATAATCTATTTGAAACGTGGAGCGAAAGTAATCAAAATAAAATCACATCACAGGTTATGGCGAAGGTGAACAAGTTCCTTGCAGACCAAACTGTTAAGAAAGGCAGATTTGCCCTTCCATTTTTTGTACGTTATGCCTTACGCCTATATGATGGCTCATTGGTTGGGCATTCAGCTCCTATATTAATGAATCCTTCCACTAAAACGGCTCCAATTGTCTATTGGGAACGTGCAAGTGGTAAGGGAAGCTATACAGAAGCAATATGCGATATAATGCTCGTGGCTGCAAGTCTTGATTACAAGCTTCTTGCTGACGGAAATTATGATTATAATAACTTAAAGCAAAACTGGGGCGATATAGTCAAATCTGTGGACGTGTTTATTTCAAAACCAATATATACTTATGACCAAAACGGATTGTGCAAATCGTTTGCTGATACAGACAATTTTGATACAAAGTTTATTGGCGCACTTGATTTTTCCGGTTATGCAGCCTCACGAAAAAATGACTGCATTCTTTTACCTGTGAATCTTGATGGATCATCTATGAATATATCCTCCCCAAGCGGAAAGAATAGCGCATTTGGGAGCAAGTATGTAGAATGGCTATATTCTAAATTATACGCTTTATATTTTTCACCCAATAGAGGGTATCCATCCACAACAATTATGTTACCGGAATATTCTGCTGATAAGAATAAAGAATCTCTAAAAGATGTATCACAATTTTATTTCCTGTACTCCATAGAATTGTCAGACCTTACGACATCTGAACGTAAAGATATTATTGTCAATGATGAATATTTGCAATCACTTGTTTCTCGTGAAGTAATGACGGATGACTATCTTACTCACGATAAACTTGGTGCTGAATTTTCCCATACATACAATGCTCGTTTAAATCTTTCCGGGGTAAAACGTGAATTGTTTGGTGGATTTACGGTTGCATCAATGTTTTCTTATTTGAATAGTGATACTCCATTATGGAAATTGTCAGGAACAACAGTTGTTACTTCGTTCCCTGTTTTGGGATATGGCGTTGTTGAAGCCACAGTATATATAAAAGAAAATGGAAATGTTTATGGTGTATCTGCACCTTCACATAACAATTATACAGGATATTTTTTATCAGAGAAGAGATATCCATCGGAAGAAGATGCCAACAATGGAACAAACGGTTTTCTCGAAAAACGTTCTTGGGGATGCTATGCATTCTATCCCAATGTAAATGCTTTCAAAATGATTATCAGGGATTATAAAGGTGTTTATGAAATAAAATTAAAGCCACACCAATTTCTTAATGGTGCCTATGCCGTACTTGACTATGAATTAGAACGTGCTCCACAAACTCCAATATATCCGGAAACAGCTTATCAAACAATAGTTGATATGCCGAATAAAATATATACGTCAGAGGTGAACAATCCATTCTATTTTCCTGTACTTGGCATCAACTCCGTAGGTACGGGAAAAATTCTCGGTATATCATCGGCAGCAAAAGCTCTTTCCGAAGGTCAGTTTGGGCAGTTTCCTCTTTATGCCTTTACCACAGACGGTGTATGGGCTTTGGAAGTATCATCTACCGGAACCTATTCCGCCAAACAGCCCATTACACGTGATGTTGTCATTAATCCCGATAGTATCACGCAGATTGACTCCTCTGTTCTGTTTGCCACAGACAAGGGAATTATGCATATCAGCGGCTCAACTACGCAATGCTTATCCGACAGCCTCAATGCAGAAGATTTATTCATCATTACAGACTTGCCTAAAGCCGATGCAGTGATAAACATATTTAATAGCAAAGCCGGTGAGAACGAAAAAGCAACACTTTCTGACATTATCTTGTTGCCGTTCAATGATTTCTTACGGGAGTGTCGTATGGTGTATGATTATACCAATCAGCATATCATTGTGTATAACCCGGCTGTACGCTATGCTTATGTGTTTTCGTTGAAGTCAAAGCTTTGGGGAATGATGCTGTCAGACATAGTGAACAATGTCAATTCGTATCCGGAAGCATTAGCAATGGCTGACGGAAACAGACTTGTGGATTTTTCCACATCATCTGCTGAAAACATAACGGCATTAGTGGTTACCCGCCCTTTCAAAATGGATGAGCCAGATGTGTTCAAGACGATAGATACCATCATTCAACGTGGATATTTTAAGTCGGGACATGTAGTACAAGTACTGTACGGTTCGAATGATTTGTTTAATTGGCATACTGTATGGAGCAGTACAGACAAATATATGCGTGGTTTCAGAGGAACACCGTACAAAGCATTTAGAATTGTACTCATTTGTACACTTGACAAATCCGAAAGCCTGTTAGGATTTAGCGTCCAGTTCAATCCACGTATGCTCAACAGACTACGATAAATGAAACATATAGGTCAGTTATTTTTAAGGTTATCAGATTGTTTATAAGGAGAAAGAGTCGGTATGCGTGATGCACCCCGGCTCTTGTCTATTCTTAAAACGGTTTTAGTTTTCGTCTTATCTTGCCTTTTCGTGAAACAAGGGAAGTCTGTATCTTGATTCGGATATTTCGGGCTTTATCTTCCCAGTTGGCTTGGCTGCCTGGATTTGTTATGCTCATCCAATCGGCAAGGACCTTGCAGACCATATATTCGTGTATCAGATGTTTTAGCAATTTCACGGTAGACAATGAAAATTCCGCAGGCAAAACAAGGGTTATGAGGTATTCTTCCGGCACGGTCATAACATTATCAAGGGGTTCCTGCTTATCGGAAATTTCTTCTTTCGTATAAGGAAACAACATTTCCACGCATTCAGAATGTACGAGGTTAAGTATTCTCGTAACTCTGTCCACATTACCGTCCTGACCGATGTCGAATACTTGATGTCTGGCGTGTTCATCTTCCGCTTGCATAATGTCGCCCTCTACAAAAGAATAATTCTCCGCATCGTAAAGCAGTTCTTCCCTTTTAAATACAAGTGTTACCGCTTTTGTTTTAGACTGGCTGTTTTGACAATATACCATAGGCTTGAACATCAATTAATCATAAGTCGGTCTTTCCGGACGGCTGCGTTTGTAGAGTGCACGCTTCACGTTTTCAAGACTCACCCCGGAGTGTTGTATATACGCATTGGCATCTTCCGGACTGGTTATGGCAAACCACTCTCCAAGTGCCATATCTACAAGATATGAATGTATGCCATTTCCCAGTGCGTCTGCCGAAGCGTTGTTATAGTTAGACGGAAGCAAAAACTCCAATGAAAGTTTACCGTTATTATCTATCTCTTCATCCATCAGGTTATCGCTTGTTGTATTATCCTCATTGAGATACTCTCCAAGCAGACTTTTTAAAGAGGAAAAGGCATTGGCCAACGAACGACGTATCTGATAGCTGTTTTCATCGTCATCACTTGCTTGCATATTGGATGCGACTTGATAGCTCTTGCCGGCCGCTTCTCGTGCCTGTCCCGTCAAATACGCTTTGTTCTGAATATCATAGACAAGTTCTTTGACCTGTTGTGTCACGGTTAATGTTTTCTTATTTTCTGCCATAATATTTTGAATTAATGATTATTCGTATGTCGGGCGCATGGGCTTTCTTTTGAAAAATGCCTTACGCATTATATCCTCCATATAGGTAGCAGCTTCCGTTGCATATCCGGCAGCTTCTTCCTTATTGGTAAACGTGTACCACTTTGCAGTGACATTCATCACGAAGAATGAAAACAAGCTACGCTGCATACTTTCTTTTAGAGCTTCATTGAATGAATTCGACAGCCCCAACGAAAGCCTGTATTCACTGTCAGCTTCCGTTTCGTCAAGAAGCATTTTCTTTAAACTGTTGCATATGGTATTCTTACTCTCGCACCAAAAACGTTCAAGCATGCTTTTATCCTCATCCGTCGTAAATATACGATCGTAGGCGAGCTCATCATCCATTTTCGCACCGGTGTACGATGTGGTCTTTGCTACCTCTTCATATACTTTTTCCTTATTGACCGTTAATATAATATCTATCATAATCAGAAATCAAACAAATTATACGATAAACCTACACTAAGACATGGAGAAAATTGCGGCGTTTCTCTCAGTGTTATTCCATATCCTACCTGTAGACTGATACTGAACTTTTTCTTCTTGGGTTTGGGATAATTACCTGTTACGGTCATTATATCACGCCTGGCAAAAAGTATCAGGCTATCAAGTTGTGGATGAAAGCCACTTACATAAGCCCGATATGTGTCTGTTTCATATATCTTCTGCGTAATGGGGATTTCAACCTCAACACTGTCTTTGTCTTTATTTGGAGGTTTAGTCGTATCTGCTACGTCCGGAGGCTGTTTCGTACTATCCGGTTTTGCAGTAGGAAGAACCTGCGTGATGTATTTAATAACGGTACTATCCTTGGGTACAGGCTTGTAATAGGGTATGGTATCGAAAACAGTTATTCTTGTGGTATCATTTACAGGTAACTTTTTATTCGTTATGCAAAAACGCACATTAAAAAACAGTGATGTGAAAAATAATACCACAAACAATATTGCTACAATATCTTTAAACCATTTTACCATACTTCTGAATATATCTGGTTATTGCCTCTACATGGGTTTTGACAATAGCTTGTTTGCCTTCTTCGGAACAAAGGTACAGGACATCATCCTTGTTATCCTGAAAAAAGTTTTCCGTAAGTACAGCCGGGCATTTTGTCTTGCTCAAAATATAGAAGTTTTCTTCCCAATCAGGATCGTCGTCAGAATTATCTTTGCGTATTCTTTGATTGATAAAGTTTTTTTCAGCTTCTTCATACAAGAAAGTTGCCAGTTTATCAGCCTTTGTCTTGCCTTTCGATGTATAAGCGCTCCATCCTCTTGCGTTCATCCATTCTGTACCGTTTCCGGCAGCATTGCAGTGGATAGAAACAAGAACCACATTGGCTGTTCCATATCGTCCGCAAACTTCGTTTACACGCCTTGCACGTTCTGATAGTGGAACATCTACTGCTTCCCGAACAATGCGTTCGGCATCATAACCTCTTGCGGAAAGTTCATGTGCTATTCTATCTGCAATTTCACGTGCATAAGCATATTCGCGCAACGAACCGTCAGGACTACGTTTTCCGGGAGTGTTTTCACCATGCCCGTTATCTATAAGAATTTTCATGAGTATATAATTTAACTGATTTATTGTATATAATTTCGTTTAAATATTGTATTATTCCAGATTATGAATTCAACCGATAATAAAAATCTGTCTTTATGTTATCATACGCTAATTTTACATTAGTATAGGCTCTTGCGTTGTTCGCTCCATCCTCGTGGTAAATCTCATTCTCCACTACCTTTGCAACATCTTCAATCCAATCGCTGTTGCAGAAGTCAGAAAGAGGTCTGCCATGATAAGTAAATGGGTCAAACCGGCTATTCCTATCATTATGTATCACTTGCAGGGATTTTCTTATCTTCAACGCTGTAGCTTTTTTGTCCGCAATGTGGTTTTCTTCACGTACGCGCTTAATAAGTCGGCAAACCTGTTCCACACTTAAATCAAAGGCAAAACCCGAAAGGTTGCGTATGCGTAGTTGTGTTTCTGTTCTCAATCCTTCCGATATGTCTTGCAACATATCATTCTGGGCGTTTGTCGTTTTCGCCAGTTCTTGCAGACTTGCTTTGTTGTCTTTCATCATTTGGTTGATTATTGACTTGAACCATTTGAAAATAGCAATCATCATTGCAGCCGAAAGAATCAGAAAGAATGCGGCCGTTACAGCCATCATTCCATAGTCGCTGATTCCTCTTGCGACTTCCATAGCCTGTTGTGCTTCATTCATAACCAGTGACAGATTAACCATCCGAGAATTGCTCCGGCTACTGTAAGACCAAAGTTAATCCAATCCCATTTACCGCCATACACCTTGTCTTTATATTCCAAAGCACCTGCTGTCAAAACTCCGGCATACATTGCGGTAAACCAACCAAATGCAAAAATGCCGATAATCAGTCCTCCTACGAGATGTTTCCACCTGTTACTCATTCCGAGCCATTCAATCAACTTTTTCATCGTTATTACTTTTTAAATTAAATACCGTCCAATCCACTTCATCCTTTTCTTTCCACCCTTCCTGAATAGTCTTTATCACATAGGCGCACGCTGCTTGGGAGAACGCAATAAAATCATCTGCATTCTCGAAAGTATGATAGATGGGCGTACCATCTTCCTGTTCATTGATTTTTAGAATAAGCGGATAAGGAATCTTTTCACTACGTTCTATAGCGGAAAAGTTTAATTGGTTTTCGGGTGAGAGATATACCGCTTTCCCGTTCCAGACAAAGCCGTTTATAATCTTTTCCTCCGTAGCCATGTTTATAGCGGACACAACAAGTTCCTTGACTTCGGAAAGTGTGGGCTTATGGTCGAATGTATGCTGCTTCTTTGTGCCGTAAATCTTTTCCATTGCATGAATTTTGATTTACGACAAAAATAGCGGATACCGAGCGGATTAGTATGTTATCTTTTTCCCGTCAGGTAAAATTGTATTTTCGTTTGCCTCCGTCAAACATTTCACATTTGAGAACTGTTTCAAATGGAAAGCTGTCCTCAATATCGCTGATTTGGTCAAGAATACCTTTCATCTCAACCGATAGTAAAGAACTTTCCCCATTCTTAGTCCTGGGGTGTGAAAAGATACTGGATAATGGTATTCCTCCTCTTTAGTGTCTATTCCTATTTCAAACTTTTTCCATAAGAAATAGTAAAAATAAGTATATAGTAGAAAACGAGTAGAATCTTTTAAAAACCATCTTTTATTCTACCCGTTTTTTAAAATTAACCCTATCTGATTCATTCTCAGATTTATTTTCAAGTTCTTGCGGAACTTAGGCTATAATATATAGAATTATATGGCTAAAATTCACAAGCTCACCCAAGGTGGTCAGACCATTTACCCTGCTACAACCACTGATGCGGTGGTACATCCGACTACGCGTAAAAACCTTACGGAAGAACTTTCCAATTTAGAGAGTAAAACAGAAAGTTTAAGCAAAATAACAGGCGTATCTTCCGCTGTAATAAAGTTTAGTAAACAATATGAACTAAAAGAACTTCCATTTACTATATTTCGTGGTTCTGTAATTAATTTATTAGGAGATGTATCCACGATTACTTGTAGAACCAATAAGGAGGATTCGGATTATCAAACGGTAATGAATGGGACTATCGCAGATAGAGATATTCGATTTGTAAAAAATAATAATGTTATATCTGATATGGTTATATTTACTTCCGAAGATGGTGGTATTTATAACAATTTAAAAAAACTAATAGCAGATGTAAGCGGTTTTATAGCTTTGGATGCTGTCATTGATAATTTTTTTGATATTGTTCCGCAGTTAATATCCAGCCAAACACTAGAAACCGGACGTGTTAATTATACAGATGGGAGTACAACATCAGGCGGCTTTCATTATAAAATTTCTTTTAATAAAGGGGAATATAAAAAAATCAAAGTGAGAATATATTCTCCTTATATTGGAGGTGAAACTAATATAGGTTATGCATTTAAATCTTCAGAAGGAACATATATAAGTGGAGGAACGGCAAAATTTTTAGAAGGGAATGCAATGTATTCAATGGAAATAATAGATGTTCCTGATAATGCAGAAATGTTTGTAAACACAGCACCATCGGATAAAAATATACCAGAAGGGATTGTTTTTATAAAAAGCGGATTGATAGAAAGTGTTTTATCAGAAATTGATGCTATAAAAAAAGATGTAGCTATTAATTTAAAATCTGCTGAAAATTTAACCATGGGGTTATCTGCAACTCAAAAAATTGTAGGACTTAAAAAAGCAGTAGAATTATCGTTTGATACAGCTTATCAAATGGTAGAACTTCCATTTCTTATCAATTCAGGAGAAAAAATTTGTCTTTATGGAGATGTATCCACGATTACTTGTAGAACCAATAAGGAGGATTCAGATTACCAAACAGTAATGAATGGGACTATTGCAGATAGAGATATCAAATTCATAAAAAACGATTCTTCAAAAGGCAATTTAATTATTTATGTAAAAACTGAAAGTCTATTATCAAAATTACCTGTTCATAAGATTATAGATACAGCATTTATTGAAATAGGAGGCTTTTTAACCATAAAGGAAACTAGCAGAAAAGTTGCATTGTTTGATATTAAAAATAAATTTAATGTTAAAATACATATTCCTAAAGATGGTAATAAGTATAGTCTAACCTATGCTTATTCAGAAACGGATTCTTTGAAAAACGGTTCTAAGCTAATACTGCCTGACGAATCTATCATAGGAGAATCTATTGAAAGGACTTTAATAGTTAAAAATACAAATAATTATCATTATGCAATAATTACATTTGATGAATCTAAAACGCCGACAGCCCATTTGGAAGATTTAAATTCACAAATACAATACATAAATAAAAATACTGAAAAAATTTTAGCAATAGAAAAATCTTTAGCAAATAATAAGAGGGCTGATATTGTATACAAAGTAAGGCCTGCCAAAATTCTATGGATTGGAAATAGCTTTTCTGATTTATCCACAAATTTATTGGGGCGTTTATTCAAGAAAATTGGTTTTGATATAGTTATTGGGCTATCTTACCAAGGAGGGGCAACATTAGAATTTTACGATAAAGCTAAAGAATCAAATACATCAAAATCTTTATATTTAAAATATAAAGATGGAGAATGGCTTAACACTATGCAAAATGCTCCAAGTAATACATTGATAGATAAATTAAATGATGAAAATTGGGATATAATATTTTTTCAGCAGGGAAGCGCTTCATCCGGATTATACAGTACATATATACCTTATTTTCAATCATTACAAGAATGGCTTCCTAAGAGAATACAGTCTCTAGGATATAAAGTTGGATGGTTAATGCCTTGGGCTTGGTCGGATAAAAGAATATCTGAGGTAGGTGGGAATTTAGATGGTGGTCTTAATAATGAAGAGATGTATGCTAATATTGCTTCTGCAACTAATCAATTAATTGATAATTTTGGAGATTACATAAACATCTTTTGTCCTTGTGGAACAGCAGTCCAAAACCAGTTTAATTATTATTCTCAAGATGATTTATATGGATCGTCAGGCGATGGCCAACATCCTTTGGATAAAGGATACTATGCGTCTACGTGTACTCTTTTTCATAAAATTGCAGAATATTTATATAACAAAAATCTTAATGATATTGTATGGAGCGAGGAATTAGGAGTTGATAAAGATTTGTTTGACAAAGCTAAGGAGTCGGCAATAAATGCTATTAATAACCCATTTAATAAAACCGACTTGTAGAAACTCCCTGCTGCCTGAGAAGGCATGCAGGAGTTTTTTCATTAAAGCAAATTCTGATACAGTTTATTTGCATTCTACAATTCGTAAAGATTGAGATTTTTAGAAATACATTTTTTATTAAGGAACTCTATATAATCTCTACCTTCGTCAGAATCCTTGATATACGGCGTATAAAAATAAGGCTTGACATCATTAGCACCCCTTAAATTATACCATGTTGTCATGTATGCTAATCTAACATCATATTGCATCAGTAACCTTAGATATAGTTGGTTGGTGTAAAAGTTGTCTCGTGATGCGAATTTATTGCCGGTCTCAGGTAGACACGGTATTTTATTTCTTAATTCCGCTACAATCACAATTCGCCTTATTACAGACAGAAAACTCTCTATTTTATTGCCAATATCGGGAGTTATATCTTCGCTCCAGTCAACAGAATCATTAAAATAGATATCCGAACCAACTACGTCCACATATTCATCGCCCGCGTATCTTTCAAAAATGGAATCTTCACCGGATAACGGATTGACACCGGGGGTATATGCCCACAGCACATTAGTACACATTCCATTTATATGCCTAACCATTCTTCTCCAAACTTCCTTATACTCTTCTGATGTACAATTGTTCCACCACTTAGTCATACTGTAAGCGCATTCATGGAATGGCCTGAATATAATGGGAATTTTGTTACCTTCTTCATCGACAAGAAGGTTAAAAAAGTCTGAGGCTGATCTTAGAAAATCATCAAACCATTTTTTTGCGACACCTCCATCCTTCTCATTAAGTATCTGATAAAAAGCATTCGGGTATGTGCTGTTGATATGGTCGTATGAACCGTCCCCATAAGGGTTGTTGGCATGGTAGCAAAATGTTATGACTCCTCCGACCTCTTTATAATATTTTTTCACCAAAGAAATAAATGTAAGTTTGTAAAATTCGGCTAATTCATTTTTCCCGGAAAAATGAAAATTCAAATATTTGTTCAAATCCAAGGCCAATACATTACCGAACTTCCCTGCCATGTCATATATACCGCTGTTAAGCGACAAATTTATTTCATCAGATGCTTTTTCCACCCACACATTATCAACCTTTTTAACATACAAAGGATTGGTTTCCTGATTAGCCCACGGTGTTCCATCATTTCTTATTCCGCAGGTAAAATCTTCTTCTTGCCCATACAGCACATTGTTTGTAAAGGCATTGCGTCTGAGGTTGTAATATAACGCAATAGTTTGCAATGATGCATTTTTGTTGCTGATGTGCTGTTTGCAAAACTCTATCTTATCGTTTACGCTCTCTTGGGCTTGCAATTTATCTCTTACCGACAAGGCTTCACCGCTTCTGTTTATATTCTGAGATGTTATGTATGCGTATATGTAAGGACTGTTAGTTATATCGTAACATGGCATCTTACAGTTTTTTTTGAAAGAATACATTCCATCTTTAATGCTATTTAAATCTAATAGAGCGTACCCGTACCCCCCTGCATCGGGACCTCCACTATCCTCAACGAATTTAACGAGTGTTCTCTTACTGGCGGGTATCATCTCCCGTATAAATGATACTTGATTACCATCCTTATCTATGGCAAGCGAAATCGTATTGTCACTTATTTTTAAATACCTTAAACCGATGTTATCCTGCTCTGTCTTTCTGACGTAATAAAATTCCTTGATTATTTCACCAAGTAGGTAATCATTAAAGTATAAGCCTCCATTGATATCCTCATTCTGAATCTTATATGACAATTCGCGCATTTCTATGAATAGCTTATCATCCTGTGAAACCTGAGAATCGTCAAAACCTACATAGACGGTAAGTGAGGCAATAGGCTTCTTATAATACAGGCAAACAGGTGCATCCAGCACGAATTGGAATGATTCGGTACTACCGTCGCTAAATCCTATTGTGTAGTACAAACCTGTGACAGGGATATTTTTTTTGCTACCTTGCGAATCTGCTATGTACATTAACAGTTTACTTGTGTTGTCCATTACATACGGCAATTGAAACGTTTTTTTAAAAAAGAAATAGCCACTTTCTTTTTGAATGGAATCAGAAATAACAGTCGAACCTTCTCTTATAACATCCATCTCCTTAGACATCATCTTTTGCATGTTAATTGTTTCAGATAATGTTATATTTTGGGAAAGGGCATATAAGTAAGGAGAATTCTTTATATTGTAAGCTGTTTTTTCAATTCTTGCTTTGGTTGCAAAATTGGAATTTTCCGGCAAGGCCGACCAGTTAACAACTAATTTGACAGTAATCTTTTCTTCGTTAATAGAGCCGCTAAACTCAAGGTAGTTATCTTCTGCATAATTATTTGAAAAGAAATCTATAACGTTACCATCTTCATCGCATATTGCAACCTGCCAATACTTAGTATCAGGATTGGACTGACCACTTGACGAACGTCTGATTTGTTTCACGAATAGTTTTTTTGTTGTTCCTTCAATGTAAAATTCTTTAATAAAAGAGGAATAAAATTTGTTTTCAACAAAAAACGGAACTTCCACAAAAAACCATTTTTGACGGTTGGTAAAACCTCCGCCTTGATACTCCCATGTTTCGATCTCCCCGGTCACTCCCACAAACGACACCTTCAATCCATTCCTCCTAAGTCCTACGGGAACTTTATCTATGGCTGTTTCCAGCGTATATCTGTTACCGCCTTGGATATTATCGGCAGTAACACCGCCGGTCGGATAGACCACGGATACATTTATCTCGTTTATGAGTGCGTCTATCGAAGTGCCTGTTCCGGGATGTTTAACTGCATCAGTGGTTGTAGCAGGATAAATAGTCTGTCCACCTTTAATGAGCTTGTATATTTTAGCCATATAATTCTATATATTATAGCCTAAGTTCCGCAAGAACTTGGGCTGTTGTTGTTCTTATGTAATTATTTATTAATATTTTTCTTAAGATTAAAAATTATATTGATGTTACATCGTCAATTTCCTCAGCTATTACGTATCCCGACAAATCGATACTTCCACCTCCTCCGTTCATCCCCGTCGCACTCCATACACCTTTTGTCTCGCAGTGAAAAATTGGTCCAGGTATTGTTTTGCCCACTATGGCCCAATCACCTAAAATTGGAGATGGTATAGCAGCTTTTAATGCTTCAATAGTAGGATATAGTCCTTTACTCACCCCCTTGATGTTTTTTGCCTCAAGCCAGCCATCCACTTTCACGTTACCTTGCAAGTGGGTCTTTCCTCTAACGATCGCATCACCGCCTATTGCTGTATTGTGACCAACGGAAAGATCACCGTCTATTTGTCTTGATTCATAACTCATATTAATGCAGATTTAGCCAATTCGTTTAATACAGTATTTTTTTCCGTATCACCGAATGTCGTTAATACTAATGTAGCTATGGTATATATCACAGCATCATAACACTTCTCACAGATTTCTATTGAGTCATATTTGTCTATTTCCGGATAAGGTAGATATACAGCACGGCTCACTTTCGCTTCTGTCGTTTTGCATGAATAAAATTCCATCACTCTTCCTTCCGGTCGTATGGATATGATGCAAACAGGCCGTTGGCATGTTCCTCTTATGCCTTTAAATCGGGAAGACTGTTTTTTGTATTCAGGTTCATCGATACTTGTGGGGTTGAATACCGCACGTTCCCAATCGTTCATTTGAAAAACAACAAGACGCATGAAATCTTCTGGTAGCAATATCCATCCACTTTCATGCTCTTTCCAATATATAGCATCACCGAAATTGTGTCCGCCGTCAAGTAAATAGGACGGTGCAGAACTGTGCACACGCTTTACTGCTTCTACAATCTTCGATGTAATGATGTCATCAAGTGCAAGAGTGTCCACATCGCCTATAATCTTCAGTGTATCACTGTTCGTGTTCTGGTCCAAGGCGGTGCGTACATCCTCCTGTATTTTGTTCTTCTGATATACAGCCATAAGCTCTTATCTTTATTCCAAACCTTCAAACTCAATTCTATTTGCTGTTGCCTGCTCCATGATTGCTTTGGTCGAGCGCATGGAAGTGCGGCTGATACCGAAAGTGTCTGCAAGGTAATCCTTTGCACTTGCAATGTCGCTTACTTTGACTTTGCGGAATGTCGTATTGTTATCCTCTGCGTCTTCTTGTGGCACTTCGTTCTGTCTGCCGGTTTCGTTGTCAGGCGTGTCTTCACCATTGTACGTACCTTCGACATGCAGTTTTTCAGATGAACCGTTTTTAGACGCTTTTCCAGTTGTTTCTACTGTCTCGGATTGCCCGTGCAAAGAATGAAGTTTGAACAGTTTGCCAAACTTGTAATGGTTCTCTATAGACTTCTGTATATCCTCGTTGTCGGTAGTGAATACGCTGCTTCCATTTGACAATGGAACGAATGCGATATGCAGGTTCTTCTTACTCGGAAGCACCACATTAATACTGATATTAGTATTCGCCTTGTAGGTTTTTGTAATCATATTCATTAAAGTAAAAAGGGGAGGGGGTACTTTATCCCATCCCCGGTAATTAATATTCTTTATGAGCTCTTATTATGCCGCATTTAAATCTTGGGAAGGTGCTTTAGCCAATCTCATACGTGCATGTGCCTTTGCATAGCGCAGATACAGGCAGCTCACCTCTTGGATAACTACCGCATCGGTACGGCGGATACCGGCCTTTTGCAAGTCGAGTACGTTACGTGCCCAAGACACATGTGTTTTTTTGGAAAGATATTCCGGATCCATTGCAAAGCCGCAATCACTCATTCCGTTTACATCGAACAGTTCATGATGTATGGTCAATACTTCTCCGAAATCAGTATCCCAAGATTTGAATTTCAAGTTCCATACCTCCACGGTATCTTTCAAGCGGAATTTTTCGCTCTTTATCTTGGAGAATGCAGAGAGCATATCACTTCCACAAAATAAAATCTTACGCTTGTTACCGATGCCGGTACCAACAAAAAGGTCTTTGGTAATATCCACAAGGTTTTCATCGGTAATTATGGCGCATTTCTTGTCAGTATCCCATTCGCCCACCTCGATGTCCTTTCCGGCCATCCACCAGATACCACCTGTAAACCAAGTGTTCATGCCGTCCTTTGCAATGTGCTTGATAACCTGCTTCACACCGAACAGATAAGTATTTTCCATTGCGAGGCGCATATCATATACGCCGTCTTCTTCAATGTCTGAGAAATTCCAGTTCACTTCTTTGGCGGCAATCTTGTCAAAAGTTGATTGCTCTACCTGAATCATGAAGTTCTGACAATACTGGGTTTCAGGCATAGGAATATTATTGAATCGTCCTGTCTGAACATCCAATTCCCCACATGCTTTTCCCATGCGTACAAGCGTTGTTCCTTGTGGAATTTCCGGAACAAGAATCGGCTGTTTGCTTGAATCATCCATTTTGCCATTTACGGCATACACTGTAGGAAGATTTGTTGAGCTGTCCTTTCCGCACACACAAAGCACGAGGTCCGGAACGTTGCTGTCATCTTCCGTATATTTCGTTCCGTCCGGTTTGGTGATGGCACTGACACCGACTACCCTAATGGTATCATCCAACGTGAACATATTCAAATCATCTACCGGCAACGACACGCTCGCACCGCTGAGCATAGCTTCTAGCTTTTTGTTGGTACTGCATTTGATTTCACGTGTACCCACGCTGTAATACTTCACTTCAAATGAATTGGTGGAGCTTGATTTTGCATAACGGCTGATTTGGTCAATTGGAGTAGCCATCGGACGGATTTTCACGATGCGTTTGTCCACATCACTCAAATAGAAATTTGGATCGCCGGTTTCACGCCCTCCTGTTTCAGTGGAAATACCGTCTGTTCCACCCGTACCGTCCGCACCGGCTGTTGTTTTACCCGCATCAGGTAGGTTCGATGCTTCTGCCATCATGACACCGCTTGATGCACCCGTCACAAACGCCAATATCATCAGCGTAATGCGACAAAAGAAACTCATTGTTTTCTTCATTGCTCGAAATTTTAAAAGTTAAAAATGTAATTGGTTTATATTTATCTGTTTATCGCCTTGCGTTTTTCACCGCCACGCTCCCAAATGTTCTGTGTACCATCATAACGCCCGATTGCACCGAGGTCAGGCATCTGTCGTGAACCGCCACTGCCGCCACCGTTTTTACCGGCAAGGTCGGCTGTACCGTCATTTTTGCCTGCTTTGCGTAGTTTTTCTTCAATCTTGCTGTTGCGCCCCTTTACTTCACCCTCGTGTCCGGCAGCTTCCACATCGCTGTCGTGCCTGATTGCTTTTATGGCCATTTCTATACTTTCACGTGTAAACTTACCCATGATTCCGTCACGTACAATGCCTACAAGAAAATCCATTGCGCTGTCGATGTCCTCATCCGGCAGTCCTTCTTCCTGTTGCATGGTCTCAAGGGTGGTCAGGGTTTCGTCGAGGTTCTTCTGATACTCTCCCTCGTACTCTTTCTCTTGGGCGATTCGTTCCGCAAATTCCTTGTTGGCGGCTGCAAGTGCCTCCTGCTTTTCGGGGTCTTCAAGTGCGGCCTTGAAATCATCCCCGAATTTGCGCACCATACCGATGATAGGGTCTTCGCCTTTTCTCCAGTCAGTAAGGAAAGCGGCACTTTGTGGGTTGCTTGCAAACAGGTCGGACAGCGCTTTTTCACGTTCCTTGTAACCGGACAATTCCTTGTCGTAACCATCGTAATCGTCATTGATTTGACCGAATAACGCTTCATCATCGGCAAATTCTCTGTCCGGATACTTTGCTTTCAATCGCTCTGTGTATCGCTCGCGATTGCTCTTAACTTCCGTATTATTAGGCATAATTCAAAAATTTAATTTATAGTCAGATTCTACAAGACAAAAATAGGCAGGGAAAGCAGGATGTCATGTTTATCTTTTTACGCTCCTATTGGTAACTTTGGTACTATAACGGGAAGAAAAATGAAGCATAAAGGAGCAGTTATGGAATACTCTATGGAGCGTATGAACGACTTGATGAGAGCATACGATGAATACATTTCATCGTGTGATTATATCCGTATGCCTGAAGTGTATAAAGTAATTGTAAACATGCCGTCCCGGAGGTTTTGGGTCAGCGATATTCGTGCAGCATTGGTCGTTTCCGTCATGATGAGGGGTGAGAACGATTTAAGCGGTATGCGGCCGTTGAAGAAAGAAATGTATGAGGAAATTCATACAAGGGTTGTCGCTCTCAAATCAGAATACCCGGAACTTACCATTTCTGAGCTGTGTGCTAAAGTGATTGCTCAACCCGCACCGAAATTCTATCTCACGCCGGGTAGTGCCAAGATGATGATATGCAAGGCTAAAAAACGATGGATGCAAGAAAAGTTGAGAAGATTACGGCTCTCCTGATTTCTGCCATGATTGTGTGTTTGTCATTTTCAGGAGAATGGGATTGGCAAACTGTCGGCATTTACGCTGGAAGTAATATGCCAGGACGCTTGCTGTATCCGTTTTTCCATACGAATATGTTTCATGCCTTGCTCAATTCATGGTGTTTATTATCGATTATTTTCATTTACGATATTGGGATAGGAAGATTGCTGTCAGCCTATATGATTGCCGTTACAGTTCCAGTTGATACCCTTGGATATTTCACGACAATGGATTCTCCAACGGTAGGATTGTCCGGATTGGTTTTCGCTCTGTTTGGTTCAATATCGTTTGAGGTATTACGTAAACGGTATTATCAGTTATGGATGCTGTTTTACCTTGTGGCAGGCTTCCTGTTTCCGGGCATAAATGCCGTATTGCATCTTTGGTGTTATGTATTGGGACTCATCATGGCTCTGCTAAACAAGCCTGTTAAAATCATGCACCATGAAAGATAAGGCCATCAAGGACATATTGACAGAGAATGAACGCCGCAATGCGATTGTATATGCAAAGTTCAATCCAATTACCGGAGAAGGTTCTGTCGGTAAACGTGTAAAGTGTACCATCAGTGACTTTCCTATACATACCCAGTGGTTACCGGAACGTATCATGAAAGTACCGCTTGTACGCCAACTCATCGAAGCCGGTTCTATTTCCAAATTCCTCACGGACTACATGGGCGTGGAAGACAATCAGGATGATCGCTTGAAGGTCATAGAGCAGTTTGTACGAATACGCAGCCGCGAGGATTTTCCGTTTTGGGCGGCAACATTTGTCTATATCAAGGCCAAAGGCGGTGGTGAGGATGTCCTGTTTCGTCTGACAAGACCTCAACGGCGTTTTGTGGATCGGCTTGAGAAATTGCGTATTGCAGGGAAACCGATACGCATCATCCTGCTTAAAGCACGGCAATGGGGTGGTTCCACCACTTCACAGCTTTATATGGCATGGTTGCAGTTGCTTCACAAAACCGGCTTAAACTCACTTATCATTGCACATCAGGGCGCAGGCTCCGATGAAATCAAGGATATGTTCGACCGGATGATTAAAAGTTATCCTGTCGAAATGCTCTATAAAATTGATGAAGCCTACAATGAGAACGAGCCGAAGATTGTAGGAGTGGGAAAATCGGGAAGTATATCGCGTATTCCGCAGCGTAACTGCAAAATCAAGATTGGTACGGCTGAACGCCCGGATTCGTGTCGTGGCGGTGATTACAATCTTGTACATCTCTCCGAAGTGGGAATATGGAAGGCTACGGAGGGAAAGAAACCGGAAGACATTGTGCGCTCCGCCTGTTCGGGTATTCTCCTCAAACCCTACACCATGATTGTTTATGAAAGTACAGCAAATGGCACCGGGAACTTCTTTCATCGCGAATATACTGCCGCAAAAGAAGGGAAATCCCAGTTCGAGGCAATGTTCGTTTCATGGTTCGACATCGAGCAATATACACTCGCTTTTGATTCGGACAAAGAAAAATGGGATTTTGCAGAATGGCTTTATCAGAATCGGGACAATGAAAATACAGATTCCGAACGTGAGGAATGCGGTAAGTATCTTTGGTCGCTGTGGGAAAAAGGTGCTACGCTCGAAGCTATCCATTGGTACATAGCCGAACGCAGGAAGTACAATGACCATGGGCAGATGGCTGCCGAATTTCCGTCTGATGATGTGGAAGCCTTCGTACATTCGGGAGCACGTGTGTTCGACAAATACAAGGTCGATGCAATGCGTAAGACCTGCAAGAAACCTAAATATGTCGGTGAAGTCTGTGCTGATGCGGATGAGGGCAAGAACGCTTTGCAGAACTTGCGTTTTGTGAAAGACAAACAGGGATTGTTGCATATTTGGGAGTTGCCGGAAACAGATGAAAAGGAAGTTGTTACAAATCGTTACCTCACGATTGTCGATGTGGGTGGACGTTCCAATAAAGCAGACTTCTCTGTTGTTCTTGTGCTTGACCGTCTGTTTATGATTGATGGTGGCAAGCCTGTCGTAGTGGCACAATGGTACGGACATTGCGACATCGACCAGCTTGCGTGGAAAGCGGCACAAATAGCGGCTTTTTATGACAATTCACTCTTGGTGATAGAAAGCAACACCTTGGAAACGCATGACAAGGAGCGGCAGGTAGATGGCGACCAGTCACAGTTCATTCTTAATCAAATCAAAGAGATTTACCCTAATCTCTATGCACGTGGTCAGTCCGAAGAAGCCGTACGCGAGGGATTGCCTACCAAATACGGCTTCCATACCAATGTCTCAACCAAACCAATGATTATATCAACCTTAGTCAAGGTTATTCGTGAGAATTTATACACAGAACGTGACGAACGTTGTCTGGACGAATATTTGTGTTACGAGAAAAAACCGAACGGAGCTTTCGGAGCGATTACCGGTAAACATGATGACTTGCTAATGACAAGAGCCATAGGCTTGCATATATGTTTCTTTGAAATGGAAATTCCAAAGATTGTGCTTCGTATCGGACGATTTGTTGTCAAAAAGAAAAAAGCTGTTTCAGCAGCTACAATATAAGTTTAACTATAAAAACAAGGAACAATGAACATTTTCAGAAAAATCAGAGCTTCGCTTCGTTTACGTGAAGCAGTCAGACAGGCAGACGAAAAACACAAAGAAACTGGAGAACGTTACTACGTTATGCCTGCCGGTGGGAAAAAAGGTCAACTTATCATTATGGATAGAAAGAATTTCCGTAAGTTGAAACAGAAAGGCTACATCAATCATAATACGTTTGTGGGCGACCTTGAACGCGAATGCTTCTACTGCACGACTTATGGAAACGGTTCAGCTATGCTTCCTTCTGCTGTTATTGCATTGAAACGAAAACAGTATTTCTCATGGCTTGATTCATTTTCAAATACCAAAGAGAATGGGAAAGTACGGAAATATTGATGGCATTGCCACACTTACCAATGACCCGCTCGCACTTGACAATATCAACAAGTTTAACATCGGAGACCGGGTGATGTGCAATGATAACGGTGTCATTGGTACGGTCAAGGATTTGGATGTTCCGAACGAAGCCTGTGTCGTGGATTTCGACAATGGGGAGGAAGATGTCTGGATAGAAAATTTCCAACTGTCCAAAGAATAACCCGAAAGGCGGATGGATAGGGGGAGCCTTCTGTCCTTTCGCCTTATTTTTAGAACATTGATGCAAAAATTGTAATCGTTGTTTTGTGGTTTAATGTTTAATGTTTAACTTTGCATGAAAGTTACAGAAAGGTAATCATTATAAAATGACAGGAATGGGCAAATTATTCAAATATGATAGGGCTGTCAACTCATTGCTTTACTCATTAAAAAAAATGGGAGGACGGACTGATATGCACAAACTCTGCAAGATTCTGTATTTTGCAGACCAGCGTCATTTGTCAAAGTACGGACGCAGCATAACCGGTGATACATATATAGCCATGCAGTTCGGACCTGTACCTTCTTATGTCGATGATATCCTCAAGGCACTTCGGGGTGACAGCTTCTTTTCGTCAAGCCATGAGATTGAGCCTTTAAAAGAGTGCATGGTGTTTGATAATAGATTCGTTGTACGTGCGCTTAAAGAACCCGATATGGACGAATTGTCCATTTCCGATGTGGAATGTTTGGACTACTCAATTGACATTTGTAAAGATAAGTCTTTTTCTGAATTGACTGCATTTTCACATGGACTTGCGTGGAGCAACACACAGCGCGACCGCGCTATTTCGGTGAAAGACATTCTTCGCGAAGCTGGTGATGAAGAAGCGTATGTCGAGTACATTGCCGACAATCTCAAACTCCAAGCTGCTTTCTTGTAATGGAATTGCCGGTACAACTTCTCCAACAAAGCATTAGGCGTGGTTCGGTGCTATTATCAGATAGCTTTGAAGATATTGACCACGCAAAATTTTTCGCTGTTGTAGGCGTATATCAAGACCATATTGCAGGGTTCTTTTTCATAAATTCGCGTGTTCATCCCATTGTAGAATCCAAGTCGGAACATTTCGCCATGCAATATCTATTGCGCAAAAAGGATTATCCGTTTCTGCATTATGATTCTTTCCTCGGCGCGAATGAACTTCAAATGCGCCCGATTGCTTCCTTGGCTGAATCTATGCAAAACGGTCAAACCTCCATTGTCGGGCATCTGACCGATGAAGACTTGACCGCTGTTTTGGAGGCTTGCCGGAATTGCAACCTGTTCTCTGCAAAAGAAAAGCGACAGTTCTTTTACTGATTCATCGCCTTATTGCATTATTCAGTTTGTTCACGGCCTGCATGTTCGCACCTTGTTGCGCTTGCGCCATCAGTTCGGGAGAAAGACCGTCGGGCACTTTGCCCTGCTCCAACTGTTCCTTCTGTGATTTGATACTTTGCAACAATTCATCTGCAAACGGGAAATCTCCATGCTCAAGCAGCTGCTCTACACTGATTGCCTGAGACTGGTACAACTGCATAAGCATATCGTTAGCAAGATGCCTGTATGCCGGTGTTGAAGTGCTTTCGGTAATGCTTAAATCAAATTCTACATCACGTATTTTCTTCGGGTCATATTCGATTTGTGCACCACTCTTACCTGCAATATTGAAAACACGTTTGCTATCATAAAACTGCTGCATATTCTTCACATCCTTATATGCTCCGTCCACTACAAAACAACTGAAGCATTCAAGCAGGTCGAGCAATGACTTCGTGGCGTTTTCTGTCTGTTGGTTATAGTGCGATGCACTTTCACCGGAATACCCGGGCTTTCCTTGTAATGCGCCCGTAACTCCCGATATATCTTCAAAAAATTTGAGTTGCATATTAAGCAGTTCCGCAATGCCTATATTTGTGGAATTATTGGCCACCTGTTCCGGCACTTTTCCGCTTTTGCTCGGCTTGTATACGATGACACCGTTAAATTCTGTCCAGCTCTCTGCAATATCGTCAATGCTCACACCATCAGGCAAGCAATCTTCGGGCATCATCAGCACGCCTTTGGCACTCGCCCGCATTATCCAGTCATAGAGGGTTATCAATCGGTTGGTATATCGCTGTTGGTCGATTACATCAGCAACGAATGAATGGATTTCACCATCAATGAACGGATATGCCTTGAAAACATATGGATGGCTTCCATGCTCGTAAGGCGTTTCCCCCTCCCTCAATATGTCGCCAAAAGGAGAAAGGTAATAGAAATACCAATAATCGTCCACAAACCAAGTAGCTTTTATCAACGGAACCTCATCTTCCGGCATACCGGCTTCCTTGGCCATACGCATACGTTCTTCATTTTCAGTAAGCACCACTTGTGCGTAATCTTCTTCGTCTATTTTGAAAATATCGCCGTTTTGGTAGTCATGGCAACGGTATCTCGGTTTTTGCTCCTTGCGCCATATCTCTATCACACGGCATCGTCCTGGTTCGCTTGTGAATAGAAAATCGTAGTTTTCCAAGCGGCTATACCCGAAACGCTCCGCGTATGTGGCTATGTAATCTTTCCTTGCCGCCCACTTGTAAATGTCACGCAATTGTCTGTATTCCTGCGGACTTGATGCGAACTGTTCACACAACTGTCCGAAAGAAATGTCGTGAACTTCTCCAAGCACGGAAACATCCCAACCTCTGAAATCTCTCATGTTGTTGTCGATAAAGAAATTATTGGGTTGCACATAGTCCGTCCAACAATCCTCTTTTCCATTACGCCAACCGTACGATTTACGGTGAACGATAAAACCGCTTATCAGGAACTCTTCCATAGTTCGGGCATATACATCGTTCATTCGGTTAAGCTGCATGTTGCATTGAAGTATCGTACTCATCGTTTCACCAAGTTTCTGTTCATCCCGATCACGTGCGGTACAGGTCGGTTCTTTACTTTGGCTTCGATACACGCCAAGCACGCTTCGCACAAGCCTACGGATAAGGTTGTTTTTCAAAGGCACGTTGCCTTGACTTTTAATGTATTCTTCCTCGCTCATGGATTTTCCGTCCACACAAATCATATCGTCCCATTGGAAACCATAGGTATAGCGTTTGTTTCGCTCCCGGTCTTTCCGAAAGTCGTCCATCTGGCTCCAATAGTATTGTGCTTCCATAAGAATGTCAAATGCCCTGCGGTTACCATAACGTTTTGCAGAAACAACAGTATCTATCTCGGCGGCATCATTTCTTCCCGGAGCTATACGGCTCATTGGCAGCAATTTTCTTTCGCTTTTATTTATATGCATATTTTTATCATTTTAATGATTGCTCGGAACAAATATACTGCTCCGGGCAATCATCCTATGTTTAACTATTTACGGGTTTTGTTCATTTCTTCTATCATTTCCTTTTTGAGTTCATTCAATTCAGCCTCAATATTCTTACGTTCCTCATCATCAACTGTGTCATTCAGTTCATTATAGAGGTCGTCAATATCCCTACGATAATCCTCAAAAATTTCATACCGCTCGTATTCGGGTGAATTGTAAAGGAAATCAATCTTTTCCGCATAGTCAAATATGTCGTTGTCGGTATCTTCCTCATAGTGCTTTAATCGGGATTTCAATCGGTCATGCTCCTCTTTCAATCGGAAATACTCATTGTTCACAGCCCTGTACTCGGTGCGTTCGTCCCCGGCTTTGACCAGTCTGTTTACCAACAAGAAGCTGCGAGGGTCGTACTCTCGGTTGTCTGTAATGGTTTCTGCGGTCTTGCTCAATTTGTCGATTGTTCCGAACACGCCACCGAAATAACCGTTCAGCATATATTCAATCTTTGCCGGATTAAAGTCAATCGTTCCTTTTGTATATGGGTCTCCACCCGTAGCTTCATTCATGGCATTGGCCAATCCGACAATGTATTTATTTGCGCTCTTATACGCCTTTGTCCATTCGGGCATATCTTTGTTGTAAGGTGTGTCTTTATAAAGTGGCATACCCGTCCAACTCTTTTCTGCAACGTAGGCTTCCCACAAGGGTTTGTAGGCACTCGGTACAAAGGCATTCAATCCTCCGCCGCCCTCCAAGAAATCAATAGGTAATATCTGTGTAGCCTGTCCTGTTATGGCTTCGGCAATTTCTTCGCCTGTAAGATGTTCCTTTCCGTTAAGAACGGAAATCATCAGTTCGCCCATGCCGTAAACAGCCCTGTATTCTACCGGAAGAGGAATTGATACCCAACTGTTTCCTGCCCTGAAAAGAATATTGCTGCGCCTTACATATTCGGGAAGATTATAGTATGCGTTCTTGTCATCATCGTCATCATCATCGCCACCCAAGTAGGCAACAATGGCACCAAGAAGGAACATCGCCGCAATACCTGTAAAAGCTTTGGCAGGATGGCGTTTCATCTGTCGTCCAAAGTTTGCCGTACCTTGAATGGCTGCATTCCAAAACACATAGCCGCTACGACCAAGTCCCGATACCAATGCACTGGCATTACCAGCCTTTGTCTGCCCTGTACTGTCATAGAATTTTGCTCCGCTGCCTTTCTTGTTGAAGTTTACGCTTATCTCCTTTGCATCATAGATGGCTCTGTCAATGCTCCTGCCCATTTCGCGTGATGTCATGAAAGCGGCAAAACGGGCGCAGTTCTCAACGGCTTGGTTGTACTCATCGAAACGTTCGCCCAACAAGTCCCATGCTTTTTTTACAGGAATCTTGCCGTTCGATTTTTTCAGTTCCCTGCGTATGTCGTTCTTATGTTGTTCAATGTCCCGGATATTGGCATAGCCTGTTTCTCCTCCGTTCATCATGAACTGATGAAACATCGCTTCCGTCTTGTTACTCATGTCAAGTGTCCCTTTGCGGTGCTTAGCCAAGAGTTGCTTTATTCTTACAGGGTTGGCATACATATAATTACGATGAAAACGCAGTGCGTAGTTCGGGCTTTCCCTTATCCAAGTCATGGTATTGGTGTATAGCATATCTCGCATGAAGTTCGATACAATGAAGTCTGGGTTACGTGTGGTATAGAACGCACTCAACTGTCGGTTGATATTTTCTCCTGCACGGAGAATAGCTCCGATTGCCCCCGACATATCATTGTCGGGATTTGTCTGTCCGTTCAGTGCCTGTGCTGCGCGAGGATTGCCGTTAATGGTAATCACATAGTCCCTGCCGCCACGTTTCACTACAATTTGGTGCTGCCTCATATCCCGGCTTTCCACAATACGGTAAGGAATATTCACGGTATCCTTGCCGTGCTTGTACCGGTCAGGATATTGCTGCGCCAATGACTCCATTTTAGTTTCAAAGTCCAGCATCTTCCGTTCTACCACTTCGGGAGTATCTGTACTGTCTATGTTGTCAGGAAACACTGGCTTCCATTCGTCGGCCACCGTATCGTATTCTACCCAAATGTCGCTCACACTGACAAGGTCGCTCGAATGGTTGAGGGCGAAATTAAGGAAACGCTGTTTTACCAATTTGTTCCGGTTGCCCTGCATGATAGCACCTTCTGCCATTGATTGCAGGTTGGCAAACGGGTCATCCGCTTTCGACCTGCGTCCTTCCGCTTTCTTGATAGGAGCATTGAATGCACTTTGCTTGTGCGTCAGATATGCGTATGCTTCAGAACTGGTCTTTTCGTCAAAACCACGTAGTGGAATGTAAAAATCATACATATCTGAAATCTTGTCAAAGGTCGCTTTGCTCATCATACCACATTCGTATGACTTTGAAAGTATTGCTTTGCTCGCGGCATTGACTTTTTTCCAAAGGTCGGTAGTGTCGTGTGCCTGTTCGTAATCGTTAACCATTATCTGTGCTTCCGTTTCGGCATCAGTAATATTATCCATACCTGTAAGGGCTGTAAGTCCGGCATAGTCGGTTTGGTCTGCATCGGTTGCTCCGTTATTGATTGCTTCATTACGCATATATGTATTGCGTTCAAGTCCGTGTTTCGCCATCATGTAATCAGTCAATTCCTCACGATCTGCCTCAGTCCTGGCAAGTTTGGCAACCTCATCAAGCATGGGCTTGAACAGGGTGTGGGCAAATGCATCGGCTTCGGCTTTGTTCACACTTGACAGACGGTTTTCTCCCAAGTATGCGTTTTCAAATCCGTCCACATCCTCAATGTTTGTTTCCTTGCCAAGGATTGCAGTCATGGCTTCTTTCAAGCCGAGCATACTGTCCTGTAATGCTTCCCGTGATTGGAACATACCGCTTTTTACACGCCTTTCATAACGGTCACGAGCCAACTCCCTTTCATGTATTTCCGGGTCACCGGTACGGTATAGTGCATCATCACTTTCTGCAACAGTCAGATGATGTGGGTCGGAAACCGCATAATTTCCGACTTTCAGTTCATACTGCTTTGCCACATCAGCGGCTTCTCCCAATATGTTTCTGTATCTGCCCGGTTCCGCAAGGTTCTCGTAACTGCGCCACAAGATGTAGCGAAGTTCGTTGTCCGATAGAGTAACCCCTCTGAAATCCTCAAAGCCTATCTTATGGAGCATATTCAGGAAGAAATCCTTTATCTGCCTCCACCAACTTGCGTTGATGTTCTCAAATTCGGTATCTTCTGCAAGCGAAGCCAGATATTCTTCTGTTGCTGTATAAGTAAAGTCGCTTTCGCTTTTAGGCAGGTTTGCAATAATCTCGGCTTGCTCGAATACCGATGTTACACCCTTTATCGCATGCTGTACATATTGTCGATACAATTTCTTACGTATATCCGTAATGCGTCTGCGTATGTTCTCATCGGCATTGTTGAATACATTATCGAGGAATGTGTCAAAATGTTCTCCGAACAACTGTCGCAAACCATAGTGCGCCACAGCCTCATGCAGTAGTGTCTGTTCAACATCAAACGTACTTGTATGGTTGGGAATGACAATGGTTATCTTCCCTGTACTCTTCGAGTAGATGCCTTTTGCACGCTGCTTCTTTCCATCCAAGACGGAAGCATCAGTAACAACCTCCACATTGTCAAGATGCAGTTTCTCTGCAAGGCTTTCCACACGTTCTGCCATTCTTTGGCGTTCACGCTGTGCAAATTCCCTCCGCTGCTTTGCCGTTCTCCTTGACTGACCGAGCAGCTTTGCCACTGGGTCATTCTCATAACTCAGCTCATCGTCCGTATATGCACCAGCTCTCTCACGCATATTTTCATCCGCAATCTTTGGATTCTCAAAGTTTTCCACTATCTTTGTGGCATGGTTGAATAGTTTTCTAACCTCAGCGGAATTGTACCGCTGTTTGGAAAGCCATTCAGCCATTCTTTTTTTATCTGTATATTCCAACAATCCTTCTACAATCCAGTTTGCCATATGAGCATTTGACGTGCGGTAATGGACACTGCGAATATCATTTATTTCTATTCGTCCTTTTTTCTTGTTAGCCTGAATAGCAACTACAAAGTTTTTCCCTTTGTGCTCTATTTCTGTCATAACAACAAAACTTCCTATATGCGTTGCACTACGGAATACCGCCAACGGATTCTGTATTGCTTTCGGTAAATCCTCCACTTCCGGCAAATCAAAAGGATGGTTTTCCTGCATTGACTTATTAGACAGACGGCTTGCAGCCAATTCTATAGGCAAATCAGGAATACTGGAATTTAGCAGGGCATCACTCGGATTGCCCAGTTGGTAAACATGCCCTTTTGGCAACGTCCCGTTAATCTGTTGTCGCAGTTCATCATTGAACCGCTCGTTCACCTCCTCCAATTCATCGTCGCTGCGGTACAGCGTGTCATCGGCATTCCTCTTGTCGATATACCGCTGCATCTCGTCCTCCGTCATCCCGGCAAGCTTGCAGGCAAGCTCTTTCATCTCGCCGTATGCAGCCTCCTGCGTCTCTCTTCCATCTCGAACAGCATAATCATAGTTGCTCTTGAATATTCTGTATTGGTCTGCAAGATAATCGGTCAGTGCCTTTCCCGCCTTATCCTTCCATTCCAAACCGCCCCAGACACCGCGCCCTGAAACACTGATACCGTCTTCCGTCAAGTTTACGTAATTGATACCCTTGACGGTACGTAATTCACGTGCTGTCGGTGCAGCTTTCTTCTTCAATTTCGCTTTATGGTCTATCGTGCGCTCCGGCACGTCAATGTTCCGTATCTCCTCGAAGAAGTCCTCTATCTTCTCATAGTGGTCTCCACTCAAATCCATATGTACAGCACGGGATGCCGCATCCTGGCGTAAGGTTTCATTCGTCACCTTGTCGATAACCACCACGCGGCAGTTTACGCTCGTACCGGCACGTTCAAACGTGATATCGGGCAAACCGATTTCAGCGGTCAGCACCGCATCTTTCTGATCTTCATACCACTTGTCAAACTTCTTGTCAGCCGAACCTCTCGGAATGATAGCCACAATACGGCCACCTTCCTCCAAATGCTGGAAAGCCTTAGCCACATGCTCCACCGCCAGCTTACCACCTGTACCGAAGGGAGGATTCATCAGCACCACGTCATGCTTGTTCACCATATGGTAGTTCTCAAATACATCATTCTCAAACTTCCTACCGTTCCCTCCGGCCTTAAGCTGTAGCTTGCTGAACAGACTCTGAGAAGGCTCTACGGCTGTCAGCTGGTTCTCCAACGGCACATACCGAGCAATGGCACCATGCCCGGCACTCGGTTCAAGCACGCTCTCGCCTTCACCGATGCGCCCCCACAAGGCCATCATGTACCCAAGCGGCTCAGGGGTGGGGTAGTAGTCCTGTCCCTCTCTACTGTCTCTTCTACCGCTCAGTTTCTGGTTGGTGTAATAATCCAACACAGTACCGTCAAAAGCATCCGTCTCCGTATGGCTCGGAGTATCAAACTCCTTACCGCCCACACCTTGGTTGTCAATATCCACATTTCTGCTGTGCTCTTCCACACCGCGGGCGAAACTCTCACGCAAGTTACGCGCCTGTGAGCCAAGCGCAAGATTCTCTGTCGTGCTCACCTGCTGGTTGAATTTCTGCCCGAACAGCATAAGCTCTGTGTTCAATCCCAACAAGGGATATTCAAAGATAGCGTTACTCTTGTTACCGATACGATAAATACGCCCTTCTATCTGCAAAGCAGTAATCGGGCTTTGTGGTAAGGCCAATGTCACCAGCACTCGCTGATGCTGTCCAGTGGTGTCATGCAGACTGATACCTTCCTTTCCGCTATCTTCCTGTATAACGATGACATTTTTGCCGGATGCATCATTGTTGAAGTCTTCTACGGCTTTGTCCTTTATCTTCTTGCTCTCCTTGCCACTGAAGAAAAGCACATTGTTTTTCCCGAAAGCATCTGCCAACTGTTCTCTCGGCATACGGAGGTCAAGTGTTTGCTCCCATTCCAGCATACCGGCATATTTCCTGCGAAGCCTTGCAATCTCCTTCTTGTTCTCTGCTTTTTTCGTGGCATCATATTCTTCCTTCAACGATTGTACAGCCACATCGAATATGGTTTTGAATGGTGGAACAAGCGGGTTCTTGCTCTCCACACGACGATGGAATATCACTGCTTTCCGTCCGCGTGCAAAATGTTCTTTCAGGCGGGGAATGATTTGCGTCACCTTCATACTCTCGAACAATGCACTGGTGTAATTATAATCACCCATCACTTCATGATAGGCGTACGATGTTGCTTTATTTCGTGACAGTTCCTCCATGGCGTTGTTGAATTCTTCCGCCTTGTCAAGCGTCACAGTGGGGAAGTCTCTCGAATAGTCAAACGGACTGTCAATGATACGTCCGCTTATCGTCTGTAACGTGTGTTGCAGGTAATTACTGAACTCCACTTCCTGCTTCGATACCGCTTCCGGATTACTTCCGCGTCGGATTGATATCTTGTAGTCGAAGGAAGGCGAATTGCTCGTTACGGTTACTCAACTTGTAATGCTGCATCGATCCTGTAGTTCCGACACCGCCCTTATTCTCCAACAATCGGTGGCTCTCGTCATACACAATCAGGTCAAACAGGTCTTCAAGTAACGCCTTGTTTTGCCTGAAGTTGGCATAAGTCGTTATCACTGCGCCTTCGCCTTTCTCGGTAATGGCGGTCGTGCCGTCCTTTCTCGCCTTGGCCGTCTTGTCAAGGTCGTTCAGTTCGATATCAAGGTTGGCCGCATCCTCTATCCAGTCTTTCACCTTAGTCTGCGAAGGAGTAAGGATAAGGATACGTCCTTTACCCTGCTTGATGAAACGCTTCACAATACCCAGTCCGGTGTAGGTCTTCCCCGTTCCCGTTCCGTTGGTGAACATATAGCCCTTGCCAAAAGCGTGGTCTCTGTCGTTGTGGCTCTCGTCAAAGAACTGCGTCTCCGCTTTCAGCACGTCATCCTGCTGCTGCGGCAACAGGAAAGGAAGTGTCTCCACGATATTTTCGCGGTCACATGTCTTCACGGGGATAGGTTCGGCTGCCCGTTGCGCCTTGCGCTTCTCTTCCAGCGATTCACCCACCTTCTTCCGAAGTTCAACCTTGCCGATGATGCCAGCCCACTCCTCAACGGTATGCACCTCACCGTCCATGGGAAGCTTGCTCTTCCACATTTCTTTGATGAACGCATCTATTTCGTTCTCGCCAAGTCCTGCATCTTTTAGTTTGCTGCCGAGCGCCTCGCGCATCCGTTTCGCCCATTCGGCAAAATTGTGCGCGCCTTTCTTTATATATGCATAACCAACCTTTGCCCCGGCTGAAACCAACTGCGGCAACACTTCCATCTGTCGGCTGTTCATGCCGACAAGGCTCATACTAAGTTCTTCCCGTCCAGCACGGTTGAACTCGTCAAGCACGCTGTCGAACTCCTTCAGCGCGTCGGCAAGTTCTTTGTCAAGCGGGTCGTTGAGGTCTAATCCTCTATCATTCTTTGCATTTCTTGCTGTGTCAGCCTGTACTTCCCGCTTACTATTTTTTCGAGAAGTTGTACTGCTCTTTCGTCCTGTTCTTCCTCCGACATTGCGTCCCTCCCCGCTACGTACACTGCTTCCTGAATGCACGTCACCCTGGGAATCACCAGGTTGTAGTACGGATTCTCGAACAGGAACTGTCTCACTGCCTCCATTTCCATTGCCGGTAGCATCGCTTCGCGCGTCAGACGGGTCAGCATGTAGTGGTCCTCCCTCTGCGGGAACTCCTTCTTCACTAGTTTCTCTATCCAGTCGTGCATTCGAGTTTCCACTTTGTCCTCTATCTCGAACGTCCACTCGCTGCTCGTTTCCAAGAGCGGGTGTATCCAGCTGTGCGCTGTCGGTTGCGCCGCTATCTGCGGCAGCAGTTCTGTTGGGATACCTAACATCTTCGTAAACTTTTAAATAGGATATACTTTGTATCATGCCCTGGTTACCGTCAAGATAATCCAAAGCGTTTGCTTTCAATACTTCGTCAGTGGAAGCACTCTCTATCTCCTCACGTGTTAGCGGTCGTTTTCCGGCTTCCGCCATGCGTGCGTCACCGTTCATCCGCTTCCAGTGTTCCAAAGATACGGGTTCTTTTCCGGCTTCTTCCGCCTTTCGTGCGTTTTCTTTGGATGCTCTCCGTTTTTCTTCCTCTTCTTTGGCAATACGTTCCGCCATTTGGAATATGTCTTCACCGGCTTGCGGAGTGTTTTCTACAGCATTCTCCGAATCTTCAGATTGAGTGACAGAAAGGGCTGCATCCTCTTTCGGGATTACGGCATCCACCAACTGTTTAGCATCATCTTCGCTACGCATCAAGAAGCCCCTCTGTTTTGCGTCATACCATCCTTTAAGGCTCTTGGCAAATGCATTGGCACTTCTGAACTCATCCTTAGACAGTTCCATGCCAAACTTCACTATCTGCATATCCAATACTTTACCCCTCTTTGTGGTGTACTGTGCCGGAGTAATGGTGTATGCAGCATCAGTCGGTGTTGTTGTTTCTTCATTGGAATTGCTTTGTTCTAACTTCCGCTGTTCAGCAAAGAGGCCGTTTATTTCGGAAATAATGCGGGCTTCCTCAAATATATCACTCTGACCATGTGCGGCTTCTTGTTCCTTGTGCAGTTCTTCAATGCGTGACTTGATTTCAGAAAGTCTGTCGACTTGTGTACCTGAACTCTGTTCCTCAACACTTTTGACTGACTTGTATTCTGCAAACGCTTTTGTCTTCCGGTGGCTACTATCTATCCATTTCTCGAAATCCTCCAAGTTTACGGCAGTTACCACTGTCTTGTGATTATTTGCCCGGTCGCTGTCATAATTCGCGAAGTAAGCTGCCTCGGCATTGTCAGTCTCATTGAAACCAAGCATTACCTTATGCTCATCAAAGCTGCCGTCCTCATTATACTGGTCCACCACGAACACCCTGCGTCCGTTCCACCCGTCAATATCGTCAGAGAGGAACACGTCTATGTGGTCTCCATCCACGCCCTCCGTGCCACGAATGTATCCGTAGGTGTTCTGCATGATCGTTTCCCACTTGTTGCCCTCTGTGTCTATTCCACTACGAACGGATCCTTTCGGGTTCTCAATGGTGATATTGAATGTACCAACCTGCACATGACCTTTCTTATAATTGCCTGCTTCTTTCTGTTTCTCCGTAGGAGTAGTATCGGTTTCTTTCTCTGCCACTGCAACAGCATTGGCTAAAGACAAAGATGCATCAATATAATTAAGAACATCCAATAAATCTCCGAATGTTTGACCGTCATACTCATAAGCGCTACCTATATAATTACCTTTCGTATCAGGTGCATCAACTTTTATAACTTTATGAGTACCATCAATAATAATTGTCTGTTTATAAGTATCGCCATACTTTCCGCTTTCAATCCAATCATCTTCTTGAACTTCAATACGTCTTGCTGTTTTTGCACTAAGTTGATTGTCAGTATCATCAGAAGATAGCATTTCTTCTTGTGATAAAGAAGATTCTATTTCGCTTTGTCCACCAATGCTTTCAGTTCTTCCTGTATCATCAGTTGTCCCATTTCCGTTCTCAACTCGTTCTCTTGGCGCAAGAGTTCCATTGCTTCCTTGCTGCCCTCGTTGGCTTGTTGCAGTATCGCCAACCAATACATTGCTTCGTTGTTGTCCATTGTAATCTAAATTTAATGCTTCTTTAATAGCCTGTACGAGCGTCCGAGGGGTATTGTCCGGTTGTTCGAACAGAGTTTCTTCCTGTGTACCTTGTATAAGGTCATAAATCTTGCCGAATGTATTTTGAATGAAGCTTTGGCTTTCACCTTTATACATTGCGGCCAAATGCAGGACAAAGTTACTGAAATTATCAGCAGGGAGATAACTTTCCCCAGTGACATCATCCATTTGATACTGGCGTTTCCAACTTTCTATGGCAGTACGTGCTTCCTTGAAGTTCTTTGCCTCTGCAAACATTTTATCTTGGGACAAAGCATAGTAAGCACGAACGGAATTCTGTATCTCATCTACCATTCGTTCACTGTTCGGACTATCATAATCACGAAAAGCAGTGGCAAGAATAGCTTTTTGTGCTTTTACCGGCAATACGTTGAACATTTCCTCCAACCGGGTACTACCGTCCTTGAAAATGCTTTGATACATGATACCACGCAAATCATTCTTGGATTCGGGAGTCAAGTTACCCTTGCTGTCAAACGCACTCTTGTATTGTGTGGGGGTAATGAAACCTCTTTGGCTCATCCATTTCAAAACATTTGCACCATTGGAATCCACAAGTCCGGCAAATGACATTTCATCATCCGAAGTCCTAAGCAGCAAGTTAGCAAACGAACGCATTTCGGCTCCCATGCGCTGTATGGCGTTTTTAGGTTTGATGCGTTCAACACCTCCACTTTCTGTGTCCTGTGCCACATACTGGCCAAGACGGATAGCCTCTGCATCGTCCACATCAACCATGTTCACGAGGACAGGATGCTCCATAGCCTCAATGTCTTCTGCTTGTAATCCAAATTCTTCCGCATGGTCTTTCAGATACTGCTTGTAAAGAGCCGCCTGTTCCGGATGGCTCTCCCACATGATACGAAGTGCGTCACTTCGGTTATTGCCCTGTATGGCTTCGCCCCGTGCGTTCACGGTAGGTGCACCTGTATAGGCGGTAACAGAAGATGTGATTTCTTCGGGGCGTATGTTTCCGGCAATCTTTCGTGCAGACAATACACTTGCCTCGTCATTCCGTTCTTTCGGCTGCGCTTCGTCAATAAAGTGCAGAGGGTTGCGCACGCCTTGAATATGGCTCGGTTGCAACAAGTTTGCATCAATCACAGCTACACGACCACCTACAATGGCATCATCACTGAATTTTACGGATACCTCCTTTCCCTGCAATGCCTGTACAGGCTCTTGTCTGTCTATCTTATGACCGTTCATGCGTCTGTAACCTCTTGCCCGTGCATCCTGCGGCTTGTCGTCCACCATGTCCGGCACTCCGTTCAGGGCTTCACGCTCGATGCGTTCCGCTTCCTCACGTTCGGCACGCAACTTTTCTTCTTCTGCCTTTCGCAATGCGGCTGCTTCATCGGCAATACGTCTGTGTTCATCATCCGCTTCCATTTTTCTGCGTTTGGCGGTACCGGCTATCTTCTGCCAAGCGAGCAAATCCTGTTTGGCTGCATCAATCGCCGCTTTGCGTTCTTTCTCGGAAGCAATCTTTTCGGCAATGGAGTTGCCACCTTTCGATTTGGCTTTCTCCAACTTCTTCAAGGCTTCTTCCTTGTCGGCAACCATTCCATCGGCTACGGTCTGTGCCATATCCTCATCACCCTCAGTCTGCTCCACAATGGCATCCCAAGCTGTGTCGCTGTCGGCCTGCTCATATAGTGGATTTCCCTGCTCATCCTTTGGTATTCTCTGCATGGCAGGAATATTTTGAGGGGCATTGTTATCATTTTCGGGAATATTTTCCGCACCATTGTTGCTCTCATTCTCGGCAGGGCGTTCAAACACTACTCCGTTATGCTCCAACAACATATTGTCAAGTTCAACACGGGTAAACAGGTTCACACGCTTGCCGTTGATAGGGGCTTCGGTAAATACCTCATACTTGCCGTCCGCATCAGCATCTGCTGTGATATTGCCACGGACGGTAACGCCGTTCTCATCGGTAAGCGAAACAATGTCATTGAGGGCGTATTGTGGTCTTTCAGCCTCTTGCATCTCCTGTTTCCGTTCGGCATTCTCAATGGTTCTCTGCTGCTCGAACTGCGCCACACGTGCCAAATTTGCCGCATCAGCCTGTTGCTGTATGGTTTCTTTTGCCAACGGGAAGATGTTCACGCCGTCCGAAACGTTAACTGTGCCGTCCCCATTATCCACAATACCGTCCTCGTTGGCTATAATCTGTACTTGCATCTGTGAACCATCCTGTCCGGTAATAGTATAGGCATCACCCGGATTGAATGTAACCTTACTGTCTATCTTATCAGCCGCTTCATGTGCGAACTGCTCCACAATGGCTTGTTCTGCCAATTCTTTTTGCTCGTTAGGGTCTTGCGATTCATCAAGAGACAATACTGCATCAGGTGATACTTGTTCAAGTGCGCCGGTTTCCGAATCGCGAATGATGATGCTGTTGTCCGAATCAGTTACGCTCACACCGCTACCATCGTCATACGGTACAAGCTTGCCGCTGATTACATACACCTTCCGCTCATCCTGCTTCATGGTTGCCCCCTGTATCATGCCGGTATTATGGTTCACACGTGCATCTATCATTGAGTTGCTCTGCTCGATACGACCGTCTATATCATCACGTACACGTTGTATCATGCCGTTATACACCTGCTTGGCATTAATATAATCGATTACGGAAACCTTATCTTCATCATTCCATTGTTCGTTGCCATTCACAAACTCTAATGCGGCAATTGGATTTTCTTCAATCATTGCAAACATGCTCTCATCCACGAGGTCTGCAACCCTTGCACGCTGATACTCATACATGTTCTTTGCATCGTTCATCTCCTGCGAAGAAATGATATTATACCCGTCGAGATAACTGTCATTTGCTTGTTGTACACTTTCGTTTCGGTTGCCGCCACGTGATTGAGCCATAGAAGCAAGGTTAAATCCTCGCAAATTCAACGAGCGTTCCATATAATCCAGAACGGCAGCTTTCTCATTGATGGTAAAATCTTTATCACCGGCAATAAGTTCCGCAACTTCACCGATATTCTCATTGGTAGTAAGGTCAAGCGTCACCTTTAATGGCTCCCATACCTCTTTGCCGAGTAATTCATTCACTTTTGCGTCCGCTTTATTTACACCATGCTTCATGGAAGTATAATTTGCAGCAGACAAAGTATGTTTTCCTGCGCCCATCAATCCCATAGAGAGTGCCATGCCTCCCCAAATGTCACCATGAAATTGGCCACTGGCAAACAAATTGGTACGTGTACCGTCCGGATTCTGTTGATAGGCATCATCAAGATTGAGCATGGTGCGCCACAGTTGTCCATAGTATTCTTCCGAAACCTCACCGACATAATCACTCATACCCATTTTGTTGAACATCTGATGAGTTTGTCCCATGATACCGTTCAACGCACTTGCGTCAGCCTTTGAAAGCACTGCACCGATACGTTTTGCACCTACAACATTGGCGAGTTTGCTCATATTCCCAAGAGTAAAGACCGGATCAAGATGCGCACCGAACATTTCCGAATAATTCTCAATGATGGCATTGGCTTCACTTTGCCAAATGGCATCCCCCCAAGTCTTGTCGTTGGAAAAATCATAGTTGCCGTTCTCATCAACAACCACATCACCCAGTTTACGGTCAATAATGTCAGCAGTAGTTTTCCCTGCCTGTACTGTATTGGCCATAAGTGGAGCGCGTACAAGCAAATCATCTGCAGTTGTACCGAGTGCTTTGATGGTCCAATCGGTTGCATACCGTCCCAAACCTTTGGCTCCATTTTCTTTGATATAGGACTTGAAACCCTGCTGAGCCATTTTTTCAGCCGTTTCTTTGCTTATAACCTTTGTTGCAAGTCTGGTACTTCCTTTGGAGAAAGAGGACAATCCGTTAAATCCTCCACCTGTCAATACGAAATCCAGCATGAAGGACGGCATATAGCCTGTCATTACACCTGCTCTGTTCCAAAAATCTGCATTTCCGCTGTATCTTTCCTCTGCTTGTTGCTTCTCATGGATTGCGCCCATCATTGCATCATGCGCTTCACGTTCACCCTCTGTGGCATTTTCTTTTTTCAGTTCATCGGCATTCATCATCGTAAATGCGTCACGCATATCACCCATACCGAAATCCCACGTGCGCACATCACCCATAGTGCGACCGAAACCACGCCAAAAGCCTACATCTACACCGTTTTCACGGTCTTTCTGTTCTTCAAGGTTCTTAATCAGTTCCTCTGTTTCACGAATGGCTACGGATAACGCACGGTTTTCCTTGTCAGATTGTTGGCGGGGCGTATAAGTGGCAGCTCCCAGTATGGCAGCGAGAGGGGCTTTGTTGTTTTCTGTCTCTTCTGCCCATTCCTTGTGTACTTCTGATGCTCTTTCCGCTTGTTTGGCTTTCAACTCCTGCAACCGGAGGTTTGCCTTGCGCAACTGTCCGCCTATGGACATATCGGCAGCTTGGCGGTACTGAAAGCTTTCCATGTCAGCCAATGACTTGCTGTAATAACGATTTCCGGCAGGAGTGAGGAACGTTTTCTCCAACTTTCCACTTTCAGGATTGAATATCATCTTTCCCTCTTTGGTCTGCAAGCCGGGATTTATCCCATATTCCTGCATATTGTCTATGCGTTCGTTGAATGTTTGTGTATGGGATTTCACATCGTTCATAATACGGTCGGTTTCAGTCAACATCGCTACTTTCTCCTTTTCTGTAGGTTGCCATGTCTGTTCATTAGCAGGTAAAATGGGTTCTTCAACCGTTCTGGAAGCACTGTTTCCCGATTGTTGCGATGAGGCTCGTTCCTTTCCAAACCCTATATTGCTTTCAAATTCTTCAAACGGCTCCATATCATAACCATCTTTTACAAGAGCGTCGTAAGCCGCTTTACGTTTGGTTGAATCTAACAGGTTCTTGCGAAATTCTTCTTCGCTCTCCATGTCGTAACCATCAGAAACAAACGTATCATACAGTTTTTTTATCTTATCCTTTTCTTCAGGCATAGTATTTTATTTATGATGTTGGACTTTTCTTTTTATTATCGGCCGTTGGACTTTTTTTCTGTGGCTTAGAAGAATGTCCTTTACCGGGTTTTGTCGTTTCAGATGTCTTAACGGTTTTCCCTCTTCCACTTTTGACCTCGGTGGTCGAAGCCTGAGTTTCTTCGTTCCATGTTCCATTGTCTATGGCGTTCTGACGCATGGCTTCATACGAGCGTGCAAAATGCTTGTTACCATCGCTGTCATACCACGGATATTCTCCGGCCTTTCCACTGCCACCACCACGATTATAATACCGAACTTTAGCCTTTTCTGTTTCAAGCCTTGCCTTTTCAAGTTCTTCCGCATATTTTGCTTCAATCCCTTTACGCTTGGCATCAGCCTCGGATGCTGATATTTTATTGCCTTGCAATTGGAGATTCAATTCAAACAGTTGCCTGTCGCGTTCCTCTTTGGCATCGTTCCGCATGCGGTTATAATCGTCAAGACCAAGCTGCCTTTGCCACTTACGTTCACGGTCATCCCTTTCTTCATCAGCGATTCTTGCCCTCATCAGCCCCTCATAATATTCTTTCTCCTTGCCTTCACGTTCTTTCATCAGCTTGTCATATCTCACTTTGGTACGTTCTGACATGGTATTCTTACCGGTATACATATTTGGAGCGTACTGCGTGGTGAAGAACAAGTTCGAGAGTGCCGATATACCATCACCAATGGCTGCGAATATCTGTTCACGTTTCTGCTTCTTCTTTTCTTTAGCAAGTTCCTCGTCCGTTGGCGGTTTATAGGGATTGAGTTTTTTGTACAATTCAGTGTATGAGAGACTGCCACCGTTCGCATCGGCTTGTTTGGCCGGAGGTGCAGCGACCGTTTCAGATTGGGAGCCGGTAACGGCAGGAGCCGCAGCTGCTTGTTGTTCCGTCCATTTCTGTGTACCCTTTGCCGGGGATGATACGGAAGGAGCGTCTTGCTGCTGTTCGTGCCATTCCTTAGAACCTTTGGGCGGAGGCGTACCACCTCCGTTTCCTAAAATATCATCCATTGTTGCCATATTGAAATAGTTTAGAAAGGCATTTGACTTACCGCGTTAGTTACTCCTTGTACAGCTCCCGATATGGCATTGGCCTTGCCTTGCTCAATGGCGTTAAGCTGTTCCACGAAAGCATTGTCGTTTTGCATATAAGTGGCTTCGATATTGTCCTTACGTGCTTCTGCATCAGCGGCAATCTGTGATGTTGCATCGGCAAGAGCCTTGTTGTTCGCTTCTTTGGCCGCTGCCACACTTTCATCAGTACCGCCCATGACGGCTGCACTACCGGCAGCGGCTTTATTACGTTGTTTTATACTCTCTTCAGTTTGCGTAAGGATGCGTTGTGCATCAGCCCGCTGAGTGGCATCCTCGTTGTACCGCCTGTCGTACCAGTCCTGATTCTTTTGCCGTTGAGCCTCAACATTACGTTTTGCTTTCTTCATGGCCTTGGATGCCTTGATCCCACCGAAAATGCTGCCTGCAGCACCTATGGCACTTCCTATTAAACCCATAAGACTTTAGTTTTGATTATTAAAAGTTATACCTTGCGTGCGAAAGTAAGCCGTTATCTTCGCATCATCATTTTATCTTTTTACATACAAATCATTATGGCAATAGGAAAAAAGACCGGAGGGCGGCAAAAAGGTACGCCCAACAAAATAACGGCACTGGCAAAAGGGATGATTGAGAAATGGCTTGAAGCGCACAACACTATACCCGAAGGAGATGTGACGCCACTAATAATGCAGGACTTCCTGGAACTTGACCCCAAAGACAGGGTGAAAGTGTCGACAGAGTTCATTAAAATCATCATGCCTAAGAATATCAGCATAGACGATGGCGAGGTCAAACTCACCATTGAGGACAAGCTTGTCAAACTTGCCGGAGAAGAAGACGAGGAAGAATAATCTATTACCCTCTACTTTAGATTGTCTTCATGTCAAGGGAACCCCAACCCGAAAAGGGGACGATTTTACTGATTTGCTTTGAAGCGATGTTCGAGAGAATGTCGCTTTTTTAGTTCGCAAGCTGCCGGAAGCATTCAGGAAGCATTCTAGAATAATCATACATTCTTCCGTAATTATTCGGGAAGAATGTATGATTATTCTAGAAGAATATAGGATTATTCACGAATAATGATGGAAGAATAAGTTTTTTTTCGGGAAGAATGCTATATTATTCGGGAATTATTACGGAAGAATAGCCGATTATTCCGGAATAATGAATGTTAATTTTAGCCCGAAATTCGTAAACGTACACTAACAGATGTAAATTTTAAGTTAAAACACCCGCTTTATTACATTTGTTTTATTTCATTAACTATTTGATTCTTCGGGAATAATTGCACATTCTTCCGTAATTATTCGGGAAGAATGTATGATTATTCCGGAAGAATGTGCGAAAACTCCCGTATTTTGCCGTAAAGTAAAGTATATATATCTACTACGTCTACCGCGCGTGCGTGCGAACGTGAGAGAAATTTCGATTTTAGGGGAATAAAAGGGGAGTTTAAAAAGAAAGCCTACAAAGAAAAGCTCTCTTGTAGACTTCAATGGTAAAAAGATAAACGGGCAAGAAAACTCCCGCCCGTTATTTTTGCGCTGATAAAAACATCAGCATGGAAAAAGAACAATCATTCCCGGATTGGATATTGGAACTGGAAAGCTATGCAAGACAATATTGCGAGCTTGAAAAAATCGAATACCAACTTTCTCCGGTTCTGCGCGAGTTCAATTCAGCACAAGAAACCACTACCCACATGAGCGTCCGCTTGGCCGCTGAAAACGAGATACGCAACAGGAAAGACTACATTTGCTCGTTCATAGGCAGGTGCGTGATAGAACGTATCAAGGAGTCCGGTAGGTTATCGAAATATCCAGAACTGCATACCAATCACTCCCTATGAAGTACAATATAGCAAGGACAATCGGTGAATTTGACAGTCGTGATGCGGCTCTGCTTACGCAAAGCCTCGTTCCATTGGCACGACTGTACAGCAACGTGTATGCCATACGCAAGAATGAAACCATGTCGGACACCGCCCGTTTGCAGCTTGACGGGGTTTTGAAAGACATTGCGGAATGTATGACCCGTGATGTTCTTGTTTTCACCGGTGAGAACCCTTTCGATATACCACACGAATAAAAACCAAAAGACAATGGATGATACAATCACAATACCCGGTTTTGAACCGATACCCACACAAACTTTATCTGAATTGTTGTCCGACATCCTCACTGCTGTTGAAGCTGTCAACGATGCGGATAAATTATTCCAAGCAATAGCCAATACACGGAAACCTGACAAATCCATATCCAACCGAAATGCAATAATGCTGCATCAGACAATGGAAATCGCATCGGGTGGCTTGGATATGGCTTGCCGTGACCTCGCAGAAAAATGCAGACCGCTTTCTTCATTGCTCAGACGAAAATAG